GCACAGGTATTCTAAATGTACCTGTTGTAATAACTGGATTACCAATAATAGAAGTTGAGTTATCAATAATATATCCATTAAATGAATAAGTTTTATCTGTTCTATTATTATGTGAAACTGTTGCTTGAAAGAAACCAGTATTAACATAGTCAAAACTCATAGTTCTAACTTGTAATCTTCCACTTGTTAAAGCAGTTAAACCACCTTGTTTACCTGGTTCTCTTAAATATTGTGTTGATAATGTATATAAAGTTTGAAAGTTAAATCCTAAATATGCTGATGCAACATTACCTTTTACAGTAACTGTTGTTCCAGATTGACTATTAATACTTATATCTGCGCCATCAGTTGCATTTATACATTGTAAACCTGTATTAACTGTATATGGCATTGTAAATGTTGTAAGCCCAGTTCCAGCATTATAACTTCCATTTAGTTTAACTCTTTGATCTAAATAAATATTTATACCTAAAGTATCATCTTCTAAATTTCTTAAATCAAGTTTATATAATTTACAATTTTGTCTTTCATTTGCTAAAATATAAACACTTGACTCATAAGTTATTGCACTAATAATTTGTACACCTGTAAATTCCCAGTATGACCAAGCACTTTGTACTTTTTCATTTGCATTCCAAAAGTATTTATAAACATATATTCGGTCTGCATTAGTTGGCGCAACATTACTTGAGGCTGTGTAAGGTGCTAAATTACTATCAACACCATCATCAACTAAAGCTAAAATTGTATCTTCAATAGTATTTGAAATTAATTTATGACAATTAGTTGGTATTAAAGTTGGTACTCCAACTGTTACATCTGCAGCATCATTATTTGAAGTATCTGGTTCTACAAAGTATTCTTGTACTGCTGTACTTGCACCTTTAGCTTGAGTAAAATAAATATAATTACCTGCACCTACTGGCGCAACTTTAGGGTCATGTTGAAATCTTGTTGATAAAGTTATACCTGTAGAAGATGGTGAATAACCTGTATCTGGAGCTTCAATTTTAAATTGAGCTCTGTCTGAAAAACAAAGTAATTCTTCATTATATGGAATTACATGTTTTAATATACTAACTTCATTTGAACTTGCAGCTAAATCAATTGGATCTGTATCTAATTGAGCTGCAACTGAAGTTGAAAAGAAATTGTAATAAGCTCCTGCTTCAGAAAATACTATATTTTCATCTGCTAATAAAATCATTCTATTTTTATAAAAAGAAATATTATTAACTGTTTTGCCTACAAAAGTTGGATCTGGGTTTGTATCACTATCCCCACTTGATCTATTTGTCCAAGTTAATGGAGCATAAGTAAATGAACCATTTGTTTCTCTAACTATTGCATGTGGCATTGTAGATGCATCAAGTGATGTTTTAGTTCCAGGTGCAATTGTTTCTGACCAAACACCATTACCTGAAAATGCTACATAATATTCTTGATCTGTTTCACCTTGGTCACCAGTAACTTTCATAATAGTTCCTATCGGCGCATAGTAAGGTAATTTTGTAAAATCATTTACTTCGTCTCTAACTGTGTACATTGCAGTATCACCTGCACCATCAGCTGACGTAATTGTAAAGTTAGCATTATTATCTGTGGGTTTAATATGTAATACAGAGTCATATTGAGTAACTGTAAAATAACTTGATATTGGTGATGCATTTAATGCAGTACCACCTGTAGTTCCCGGCGAACCTCCACTATGAGTTCTAACTGCTGTTGCAATTTTAGCTGTATCTCTAAGTCCACCTTGAGTTGCGACGTTATCTCCTGGTGGCATTGTGAATGAACTTGTAATTGGATTGCCGCTGTTCATACTTGGATGACTTAAAGTTACACTATAAGTTCTACCGTAATTTGCATTTTTAAATGAAACTAAAGCTTCATTAACTTTTGCTGCTGTAGTTGTAGCAGTCATTGCTGGTACTTTAGATTTATTTAATATAAATGTATAATCACCAACACTAACAAATTTAAAGTCTTCTTTAGGATTTGTGGATGCTAAGTAGCTAGAGCCAGATGAAATAGTTGTAGTTTGCTCACTTCCACTAAGATTAAATACTTTAATTCCTCCATTATAAACAGTAATCATATATTGATTATTGCCGTCTCTTATAAATGGATGAACTGCTGTATTAGTTGAATACGCTTGGTTTGCTGAAATATTAGCTATAAATTCTAAAGGTGGTCTTTTAGTTAAACCTTTAACAATTGAACTTTGTGCATTTACTTGAGCTTCTGCTTGAGTAATATTTCTTTGCGTAGGATTTTGCTGCGATATTCCATTAACTAAATTTGGAATAGACGTTGATACTACTGCCATTAGTAAAACCTTCTGTGATTATTTCTAAATATGATACGATTTGCTACGTCTCCTTTTAGAATATTTTGTTTTTCATTAGCTGCATCTAATTGTTCACAAGTAGTAAGTGCTGCTAGTTCATCTTGTTCACTAAAACCAGCTAATTCTTTTGAACCTAAATATCTTGCTTGAAATCTACGACCAGCTACAGTTACCACATATCTTCTTGCAAATTCGGGTAATTCTGTAAATGGAAGTAAAATAATCATATCTACAAGTACAGCTGCATCAAATATATCTGTGTGAGTTTCTTTGTTGTATAAAAATCCGTTTCTTATTATTACTTTTAAAGTTGAGTCTGCTGGTCTTGTTGTTAACCAAACACAATTTGATGGTACAGGAACTTTATTATTACTATCTAAAGCTAAAGAATAACTTTCTTCTGTATTAAAATTCCAACCTTTACTTTGTACAGATACAGAACTTTCATCTAATATTTGTTTTGCTATAGAAACATCTGATCCAATATTAGTAGTAATAGAAGATACAGGCGCTTCACCAATAATACTTAAAATAGTATTAATAGCTTGTAATTCACTTGTATTTGTTATTTGTGTAGCCATATATTTTTTTAAAAATTTTAATTAATTGAGAGGCGAGTTGTCTGTGTTAACCTCGCCTCCCATATAAAAAACGTAATATAAATATTACGCTTCTTTGATACCTACTGCTGCTTCTGGTCTTAATACACCATGTCCCATAGCGTATTTAGCAACCATTAACGTACCTTGTCTTCTGATATCATATTCCATTTCAGTTGCTAGGTCCATTAACTGAACTGTTCCAGCCGCTGAAGGATGTGATACTAAACAAACAAAGTTAGATAAGTTAACAGCTTGAGGGTTTGAACCACCCTGAGTTGCTGAACCTTGATCTACACCAGAGTTAACATTTGATGAAACGAAATGTGCAGTTGGAATTAATTCAATTCCAGCTACTTTCATAACTTTACCATCTGCTACTCCGCCGTTAGCTCCGCCACTAAAGTCGATGTTAACTGCGTTAGTTGCATTCGCTAACTTGTAGTATTCTTCAAGTCTTATAAACGCTTTTCTACCTTCTTTTGGAACGTAGTGAGAGTCTAAAGCTGAAGCTGCATCAAACAATGCATCAATCATTGCGTTTGCTGCTGTCGCTGCTGTTGCTGACGCAATACCTGTATTAGTTATTGCTGTTCCCGCATCTCCACCAGTGATATTAGCTGACGCTAATGTTGCTTGTCCAATAGTTTGTAAAACATGCTTATCTTTTTGGAAAGCTAATGCTCTTCCAATTTCATTACTGTAAGCACTTCTTACGTCCCAATGGTTCTTAGCTTCTTCGATATTTGATAAGAATGCTGAACTTACAAGTAAGTCATTAATTGTAATAACTTTCTCGTTGTGGTTTACATCTGTACCATTTATCTCTGTGCCCGGTGTATGATAAGCCGCCGCAATTCTGCCCATTACTGGGAAGCTTGCTGACTTGCCCGAAGCTATGCTTCTAACCATTTCCGCGCCTTGCGTTACACTAGATCTTTCGAAAGCTGTTAAAACTTCTCCCGAAAAGACTTTAAGAAATAACGCATCTTCTGTTCCCGCTGCATTGACTCGTCCAATACTAGCAGGTGCTGCATTTGCCATAATATACTCCTATTTGTTATTATGATTGTTATTAATTAAAGAGAAACATTTTTTGTTTTATTTTCAGGGTTGTCGTCCGCAGACGGCCAAGTTTTATTATCTAATTATGTTTGCTCAGTTGCCACCTATAAAGGTTGCACAACTATCAAAGTTTGCTGTTACGTAGCTTACTTTGTATTTCTGCTTGATAAGCAGGGTCTTTAGCATATTTAGGGTCTTTCATTGCTTCTGTAACTTGAGCCCAAGACTCAAAGCCATTTGTAGAATTTGATGCTTTCCCTTGTACTAAATTTGGTTCTTGTCCAGCGTCCATACGAGCTTTTAATCCTGACACAGCTAACTTAACTGACGCAACATCTCTGCCATTAACTGTATTATTATAAGCTGATATTTCTTCTGCACTTAAATTTTCTTTAGCCCATTCCATCATACCTTTGTAACCATCATGTCCACCAACGGTACTTTTAATATCTGTTTCAATATTTTGTGCTAAAGCAGTTTGGCCATCAATGTAAGCGTCAATAACGCTTTTATCTATTCCAACTGAGGTTAATTTATCAATACTTGCTTTTGATAATTCACCATTTGTATCATATTCACTTTGTAAAGCTGTCATATCTAAACCAGCTTGAGCTACTGCTTCTTCTGCTTTAGCTTCAATTTCTAAACCTTTATCTTCAGTTTTAGTTTCTGCTTTAGGTTGACTAACTTTTTTTTCTAACTCTTGATACGATTTTATTAAATCTTCTTGTGTATCAAACTTACCTAAAATTTTTTCTTGTTTAGGTTCTTCTGTTTTTACTTCAGTAGTTTTTTCAACTGGTGTTTCAACTGGTGTTTTAACCGTTGGTTCTACTGGTTCTGGTGTTTCCACCTGTACTTTTTCTACCATTAATTTCCTCCAGGTATTTGCTGTACAGCTTGTGATATTTGTTCAGGACTAACTGAACCGTCTCTAACTCCATCAACAGCACCTTGTATAGCAGGGCCCATACCTTGATCGATTGCAGCTTGACCTGCTTGATCGGCTTGAGCTTGCTGTTGTTCTTGAGCTATTTGTTCTTCGTCTTTAATTAATCCCTCAGTATCAATACCGTGTGAAGTTGCGATACGAGTTATTAAATCATTAATATTAATTAATTCAGCTGCTTGTGGATTTACTGTAGCTAATGCAGTCATGTCTTGAACAAACTCTCTTAATTTTTGTAAATCATTACCTCTACCTAAAGCTTCTACACCTGTTATAATTGTTGGTTGTATACTTCCTTTAGGTAATTTAGGTATCATCTGTTTTGCAGACAATCTTTTCATTAATAAATTAACTAAAGGTAATTGTAATTCTTGTGATAATAATGAATAAATGCCACCTAAAGCTGCTTCTAATTCATTTGCAAGCTTTCTAATTTCTTCTGCAGTTACTCTTTCAGCATCTCTAGTTACAGCACTTTGTAATAAAAAATCATAAGAAAGTCTTTCTGCTATTGTATTAATAGTTCTTTCAACTATTTGTAAATCATATTGTTTTTCAGTTTGTAAAACTGCAACATCATCTCTAACACCTGTAATAATATCACCATTGCTTGACTCAACTAAATCTCTTTTTTTAGTTAATGCATTTGGTTTAACCATAAATACAACTTTTGAAGATGCAGCTGCTGACTCTAATAAAGCTTTAGATAATCCCTCAATTGATTTTAAATCTCCAAGAAATTCCTCACAATAAGATCTTCCATAATCCTCATGGTCAACTCTAATCATACGAAGTGGAATATACGGTAAGTCGTCTTCTTTATATATACCGTAACTTCCAGGAATTTCTACTTTATTACATTCTTGATAACCTGAATATTTTCCATTTTCTTGTTTTTTAATACAAGTGTATATATCTATTTCTTCATCTTTTTCTTTTACTTGACAAATTGCTCTAACCTCTTCATTTAAACTTAAAGGCGAAACACTTTCTTTCATAACTATTTCTAAAAGACTACCTTCACTATCTCTTTTAATACAGTATTGACTTAAAGGATAAATTTTCATTTGTCCTTCTTTTGGAAAATGTACTAAAACATTACCAGTAATAATTAAATGTTTTAATGCACTAAAGACAGGTACACGTAATGCACTTTGTTCAATAGCATTCATTACTTCTCTTTCAATTTTAGCTAAAGATTTTTCTACACTAGTTTTTAATTTTGGGTCTTGCTCTAGTTCTTCTCTAACTCTACCAGATAAACTTAATCTAAAAAACGGTGCGTTTGGTGGAAGTAATAATAACAACAATTTAGAAGCTAAATTATTAACGCCTCTAGAACCTACTGATTGATATGGTGTATATAAACTATCACTATTACCAAATCCTTCATGTGGGAGTATAGCTGGTAAAGTTAACTCAGCACACTCTCTTCCTCTATCTAAAAATTCGTCTCTTTTAGCAGATAATTTTTCGTATAATTTACTTAAATTGTTTTCTTTTTCTAACATATAATTTAATTAATTAAGCTGGTATATTTAAACCAGATTCTCCAGATGTCATTACGTCAGTTCTTAACGACTTTTTACCAAGTTTCTTTCTAGCTTTTTTCTTAACATTTTGATCCGTTGTTTCAATTGCTAAGTCTAGATCAGGAACTTTAGTATCTGCTACTGGTGTTGGAACCGGAGCAGGAGCCGGAGGTGGTGGCGCAGGCATTCTTGGTCTTCTAGGTGCACACATAGTTTATTTCCTTTTTAATATATTGTCTGATTGTTTTGATTTTAAAAAATCTACAACTGAACGTTGACCACTTTTAAAAAAAATTGTTCGTTCACTTTCCTTTATATCAGCACATTGATTAGGAAATAATTTGTCTAATTCTTTAATCAAATCGTCTGTTTTAATAGGTAAAGTAAAGTCTTCGTTTTTAGCCATAAATTGTTTATTTTTATCTAAACATGCTACTATTTATTAAGGTTTTTGGTTGATTATGCATGCGGTTTCCACATTTTTATTTTTTTAGATTTAAAATTATAATCTCCATGTTGCAATATATAAGCTAATCGAGCTTGTAATAGCGCATCTTCTTTAGTTAATTTAGCTTTAATAAAAGCATTTTCTACAGCTGGCCATATTTGTTTAGTATTAAGTATAGCTGCTGCTTTAATAGGACCAATACCTGGCGCTCCTGGAAAATTATCTACAGAGTCACCACATAATGTTTGTAGTGCATGATTATATTTTGCTTTCTTTTTAGTAATTTTTTCAACTGTTTCTAAGTCTACAGATATATTTCCAGGTATTGTTTTTAAATCTTTGTCTATAGAAACAATAATTTTATTACCTTTTATATTTGGATCAGTTGCAAATATACCCATTAAGTCATCAGCTTCTAATCTTGGTTCACTAATAGCTTCATGTGTTTCAAATAAATATCTTTTTATTTGTGGTAAACAAACTGGTTTACGTTTATTAGTTCTATTTAATTTATACGCAGGATATATTTGTTTTCTAAAATTATGCGTATCAGATAAAAATATATATACTTTTTTTGCACTAAAATTATTAGTTACATTTTTAATATAATCTTCTATTTTTGTTTTGCACTCATTAAAGTCTGTGTGCAAAGTCCAAAAGTCATTGCCCCAGTTTATTGCTTGTTCACTATTACTAGCTATTGTATAAGCTAATATATCTCCGTCTATTAATAATACATTTTTCATTTTATTTCCTATTGTTTATTTGCAGATACACCCATAAAAATCGCCAGTCCCATCTTTCATGACATGAACATTAAAAGGTGCTTCGTAATATGTTGTAAGATGTAATCTAAGAATATCACAAAGATCAAAGCAATCTACTTCTTGCATAATCTCGATGCCATCTGTCATAGTTTTTGTAACTTCTACTAAGAAATACAAACCATCATTTAATAATATTAAATCCATACTGTTATTGATTTTTTGTTATCCAATTTGCAAGCGTGTGTAATTCTTCAGCAGTTGCATCTCGTTTAAGTGAGTTTGCGCGCGCTGAAATCCATTGAACGTTACCTTTAATGTAACCTCGTAAATTATTAATTCTGTCTAATGAAGGGGAAAATTGATTTAAACCACCACCAAATATTAATTGGGTTTTAAAAACTGGGCACTTGTCATCTTTAGGATAAAGTTTTAATACTTGTAATAAAGTAATTGAGTGTTCTAATTTTTTTCTTTTAGCTCTGCGTTGCGATGCCTGCCAAGCTTGTGTAATACATATTACTTTATAGTAATCAGATTTAACCCAACGTTCAGTAACTCGCGTTTTACGAGTTCTTAAATCTAAATATGTCCAACCGTTTTCTGTATAACCACGAGTTAAAATTCGACCACTTAAAGCTCTACTAATGTATTGCTTTCCAGGTGTGGCCAATGTTGCTATCTCCAGTAAGTGGAACTCTGAGTTTAGATTTAACGCCAGCTCTTTCGATAGCTTTAATTACTTCTTGTTTAACAAATTCTTCTTTGCCTTTTTTAACTTCTAATATTAATTCATCGTGGATCCACGCAACTAATTTACAATCATTATTTAAAAATGATTTACATTCAGCTATCCAATATTTACTAACTACTGCTGCACCACTTTGTAATAAACTATTTAATGCACTGTGTTGTGAACGACAAAATATTCGTCTACCATCAAGTGCACCTAGTTCACCTGTTGATGCTACTTCTTGAACTTTAGTTACAAGTTGTTTAAGTGCAGGTATCTTTTTTAAAAACTTGTCTTTTAATTTATAACCTTCTTCTGTAGTAGTGCCCATTACTTCACCTATTTTTTTAGCACCCCCTCCATAAAGCCAAGTGTACATAAATCTTTTTGCTTTCCATCTTTCTTCTTTTTTTAAACCTAAGGCTTCTAAAGTTCTTGTGTGAATATCACCATGCACAACATCATTTGCATAATCTCCGTTGTCATAAGCTGACATATAATGTCCTAAAATTCTTAATTCAATTTGGCTCATATCAGCACCAACTAATACATAACCATCTCTTGCGCAAAATAATGATCTGCACTCTGGACCATATTCTATAATTACTGCTGGTACTTGTGCTAAGTTTGGTGTGCTGTGTGTTGCTCTTCCAGTTACAGCTCCATTAGTATTTATTGAACCATAAACTCTATTATTTTTTTCTAATTTTAACCAAGCATTTTTACCTTCTGCTAATTGAGCTATACGTTTTTGTACCATAAAATATCTAGATAATACTTTAGCTTCAGGCCATTCTAATTCTTTTAAAATTTCGTCATCAACTTTAGCTCTTCCGTCTGGTGTAAATTCTTTAGGTTTCCAATTACGATTATGCTTTAATCTAAAAGCTATATGGTCTCTAGAGTTTGGATTAAATTGTATTTCTTTCTTTTTAATAAACGCAACATTAGCTTTATACCCCATTCTTTTATTGTCTCTTTTAGGTATAAATGTTGTCTCTTCAATCCAAGGCGGAAAGTATTTTTGTAACTCTAATCCTAATTGTTCTCGCTCAGCTGACAAATCAGAATATAATTTTTGTGCTGCTTTAGTATCAAAACCAATACCATTAGCCATCATTTCAGTACATAATAATTGTACATCATGTTCTAACTTTAAAGCTTCTTCTGAATATTCTTTGCTTAATATTTTATTATATAATGTATGTGTAACCTCCACATCTTGTTGACAATATACAAGCATTTCAGGTGTAAACGTTTCCCAAGATTGAGGCTTTTCACCTTTGTACATTTTAAGTCTATAACCCCAAGCTTTTAAAGATTGAGAACCAATTAAATTTTTTGGAAAATCTGTATGAATTAATTTAAAATCAATTTCTTTAATATGTGCGTATATTAAACGGCATGCTACTAGTGTATCAAACAGTTCTGCTTTAGGTTTAAACTTTAATATTTTTTCTATTACAGGAATATCAAATGCTATAATGTTATGGCCAATTAACATTTTTGCATTTTTAATTTTTTCAATACATACATTTAAGTCTGTAAAGATTTCATTTGTATTAATATCTTTTATTACTATGCAATGTATTTTAGTAACTTTGTCTAATAAATTATTACATTCTAAGTCTAATATATAATGCATTAATTTAAACTCACATATCTAACTTCAACTAAGAAAGCGTATCTGCTTACTGTTGAAAGTATTTCTAACATATCCATAATTTGTTCTGCGTCCTCTATTCTATATACATACAGTTGTTGTAGTTTGTTTTCTTTTTTGGCTGCTGTTATTGCTTTGCCAATTTGTTTCAAGATGTAATCGTTCCACTTAACACCATGATAATCAAATTTCTTCATGCTCTTGTAAACGGCCTGTTGTTGGGTCGTAGTTTATTCTGCCACATAAACCTGTTTCGCCAGACCAACGATTTTTTAAAACTCTTACTGATGTAAGATTTTGTGTTTTTGCTGATTGCTGATTTCGTTCTAACCCAAGTACAATATCACTAAGTTGCGCTATTCCATGACTACCACGTAGTTGACCTAACGAAGTTGATGCGCCTTCTTCGTGACCTTTGTCATTAAACGTTCTTCTTAAATGACTAACTACTATTAAACCTATTCCAGTTTCAGATACTAATGATCTTAAACCAGTCATAATAGCATCTAAATTTCTTCGCTCATCTCCACTTTCATTACCTGAAATAACAATACTTAAATGATCTAAAAATATATATTCGCATTGTAAAGCTTTAGCTAGGTATCTTATTTTTGAAATTAAATGTCCTTGTTCTAAAGAACCAAAATGATTGTATAATAATACATTACCATTATTAAATAAGTTTTTAAAAGAAGCTGTAAGTTTTTTCTTGTCAATTTTTTCTGTTGTTAAATGCAAAGGTGTGTTTAATTCTAAACTTAATAAGCTTTCAGCAGATTTTTGTATACTTTCTTCTAATGCAATATACCCAATTTTCTTTTTTTCTTTTATTAAATGGTAAGCTAACTCACGACAAAATTGACTTTTTCCAATCCCTGTTCCTGCTGTAACTGTAACTAATTCACCTTTACGTAAACCTTTAGTTTTAATATTTAAAGATGGAAACGGATAATTAATTGTTTCTACAACTTCTTTATTAACAACTTTATCTAATAATTCTGATGCTTCTACTATACCATCTGGTCTAAATACTTTAGCGTCCCACAAACAATTTAATAATTCTTTTGTGCGCCCAGCCACTAACATTTCATTTGCATCTTTCATTGGAAGTGTTGCAATTTTAGCTTGGCCTGGTTGAAATAATTCTGCTACTTGTTTAGCTGCTTTAATTCCAGGTTCATCTTGGTCAAAGCAAATTATAATTTCTGTGTAGCTTGATAAAAATTCTAAAGATTTTGTTACGTCTTTAACAGCTGAATGAGCACCATTTTTTAAAGATACACATGGCCATTGATTACCATATACTTGACTTACACTAAGACAATCTAATTCGCCTTCAACAAGTGTTAATCTTTTTCCAGAATTTCTAAATAATTGTTCACCAAATAAACCAGTATTTTTAGCATCACCTAACCACGAAAATCTTTTGTCTTTAAATCTTAATTTATAAGCGCCATTGCCATAATCAGCAACGTGCACTAATTCATTTTTATATTTAGCAAATTTGTAATTATATTTTTTGCAAGTATCAATTGTAATTTTTCTAGAAATTATTGGTTTGTATTCTTGTTCTGTAAGTTCAGTCATGTTTGTATTTTGTATTATTGGAGTTTGTGGCTCGGCGTGTTCGTAGTATTGGCAACCAAAACAATAAGCATGATTGTCATCATAACGAGCTAAATTGTCCTTTGAGTTACACGATGGACAGGGTTCGTGTCTTAAAAATTTTGCGGAAGTTTCCATAGTACCTTTTTTAAATTTGAAATGCGAGCGAGGATATTATTATTACTTCAAAGCTATGTAATACTTAATCAAGTTAATAAGATTACGGTTGAACTAATTACGCGTCCTCGTCGCAGATCACTTTTCTCCAAGGTAGACTGCTAAGTCATCAAGGCGGTATTAAATATTACCCTTTGACGCGTATTTTATCAGGTGCACAAATCATATCGAAAGGCAAAATGATTGTAGGTCTTCACCTACTATGATTGCATACCGTCTAAAACTAATTGTTTTGTTGTTTCTTCAAGTGTATTTTTTAACAAACCTGTATCATTTTTTAATTCAGGCTTTTTAAAATTTTTACCTTTAACCATGTCTGGCATATTGAATGGGTTAGATCGTACTAAATTAATACCAGGAGTTTTTGACATATTTGAATTATGTATATTTTTCCAAGCTTTAGTTGTGTTGCACTGAAAAGCTTCTAATGTTCCTAAAGCTACAACTATAGTATCAATTAAACCATCTAATACTTCTACTCCATCTTTATTATAATAAGCATCTAAAGTTTCATCTACTTCTTCTTTAAGCAAATCTAATCTAAACTTTAAATATTTTTTTAAAGCAGATTTATTATTTTTATTTTTTGTAATAAATTCGGTAACTTGAAATTTGTCTTGTAGTTCTTTTATATTATCTAACACGTTATTCCTTTAATAAATATTTTATATTGTTGTTATATTTGTAATTCATAATATCCAAATGCTCCGGCAAAAAAGTATACAAACTATTTTGTGGTTTAAATGTATACGCTGGTGAATGGTATACTTTGTTGTTTAATTGAGTTTCAACATTTTCAAAATGTTCTCGGTAAATGTGTGCATCACCAACAACCATTTTAATATTTTGTGGTTGTAAGTTTGCTAAGCTTGCAAAACTTAAAAGCATCACGCAAGCTAAAATTATATCAGATGGAATACCAATCATCCAATCGCCGGACCTTTGGTTCCATAAAAGATTTAAGTTAATCCCATCACTCCAAAATTGATAACTGTAATGACAACAAGGTAAATCAACTTTGGATAAATTTGATGGGTCCCAGCCAGAAATTAATAATCTTCTGCTTGTTGGGTTTGTTTTTAATTCATTTAATACTTGTTCATATTGATTTACTCCTCCCCAATTAATCCATTTGTTTCCATAATCAACATTAATATCACCGTCAACGTCAGCCCATTGGTTCCAATAATTACAATTAAATTCTTTAAATGTATTAATATGTTTTGGTTGTCTAACAAATGCAGCGTATTCGCCTAAAGCACTTTTATAAAAAATTTGTCTTGATGTTAATAAAGGAAAGTATTGTGAAATATTAAAATCTAAAGTTTGAAATGGTAAACGTTTTGTAACACCGTTTCTGCCTGATTGTGTAATACCTTTTTGTAGAATATTTGAGGCTACTGATAAGTAATCTAATTCTACATGACTCACAATATTAATCCCTTAACTTTAGGTTTTTGCAACTATAAACGTGCAACACACCTCTATCATCTTCAACAACAACTCTTATTGCATTTGAAAGTTTTGGAAATATAGAAACAACTGTGCCATCAAAAGTATAATCTCCTCCAACTTTTGAAACTTTATCTCCTATTTTAAAAGTATTTTCATTTGACATATTTACCTCTTGTTTTTTATTTTTAAGATACGCAGCAAACATGCATGCATAAACTGCCATATCCATTAATGTATCGTCTAAAGCTTCAAAGTTTGTTTTTTGATTACCTTCAATAATATTTCTCATTCTTAAATATTTAGTGTGCAACATGTGAGCATAAGATTTTTCTTTGTACGGAAAGTAATCAACTTCTTTCCATGTGCTGCCTTGATAGTCTTGAGATTTTTTCTTTTTTAATTCAGCGGCTTCAATTAATAATTGTTCTGCAGTAATCATTATTTTTGTTCGTAAATTTCTTTTTTAATAAATTCATCAGTGTTGTTTTCTGCGTAATTAAAAATTTTAAAATATGGAAACATGTTTTTAAGCAAAATATATCCGTCATAAACTTTACCCATTTGTTCAAAAGTTATGTTTGGATTATTACGTTCTTCAAATCGCGCTAGCACTTTAGCTTTAGGAGGTAAGCACAGAATAAATTTTGTATTAACATCATTTCTTCGCGCATCTTCTTCCATTTGATTTATATTATAAACAGGACCACTTCTAAAAACTGTTCCGTAAATTAATTCAGTGGGCCAATGCCTATCAATAATTACATTAGTTAATTTTAAACTTTCTTTATGTGGGCCGTAGGCATGCTTGTACAAACCATGGTGTATATAAAGATAATCTGTTAATTTTTCTTTTAATGCTTCTGCAAGTCTAGTTTTGCCTGCGCAATCTGGTCCTTCTAAAATAATTTTCATATTCCTAACTCTCTTATTGTTGATTTTATTTGTAGTTGTCCGTACTTAAGTATTAAGTCGTTAACTAATTTGTTTAATGCTTTTGTTTGTAATTCGTTAAATTTATAGTGACCTACTAAAGCTATTCCAATAGTCTCACCTTTATCATCATCTAGATTAAAACCTATTTGATCGACTGGTCTTCCCTTTTTTACATCACCATCAATTGTAATTATAAAATGAAAACCAATTCCTAATAATCCAGATTTTCTATGCTGCGCATCTATTTGTTCTTTTGTAACATCTAAATTTGTAGGTGTTTTTGTTGAGTCTATAAAAATATACTTAGTCGACTGACGGTTTTTTAGGCCTGACGTCTGCTTCAGCAATCCACTCTTTGGGTATTGTTTCTTTTGCATACTTAAATCCATTTGTTTGACACCACTTAGCGTAAGTAGTTTTTGATATTTTACTGATACGTTGATTTGGGTTTGAAAATACAAATCTAATATCAATCGCTGGGTATTGAGCTTTAACTGAAAGATGTTTTTGTCTATCTTTCGTTAAAAATCTGCCTTTTGCTTCAATGACAATGCCGTTAGGCAAAACAAAATCTGGCGTGTATCTAGAATTTTTGGCTGGTCTTAAGTATCTAATTGTAAATGTTTCATAACTTACAGGAACGCCTAGCTTTTTTAATTGCTGAGCTATGCGTTCCTCAAGTCCACTTCTAAATAAAATCTTCTTTTGAAGTTTCATTTGTCTGTGCAGGTTTAGAGGGTTGTTCTTCTATGTCTTCATTTGCTGCATGCACATAACCTTTTTCTTCCTTAAATCCTAAGTTAGCCATGCTAGGCATTGGTTTTGTTTGCAGTTCCAATACTTGCACTCCAACTAATCTAAGTGAAATACCAGCTCCAGTTGTCGCAACATAATAAGGAACAAGGTCTGCAGATACTTTTACTTTGCTGCCACCATAAACAACTATGTCTGTCATTGGTTGACCTGAACTATCAATTACAACGGGTCTTATTTCTACATCTCCAATTTTTCCCTTCATTTTTATTTTAAATAAAGTTTTACCATTTTCAGAAATGTAAGGTTTTGGACCTGGTTTTATTGTCTTACCTTTATTTAGCTTTTTCTGTTCAGCTAAATTTTCAGTATAAGATTTGTCAATGACTGAAATTAAATCTTTAGCTTCAGCATCATCAACATAAATATTACAACTATAAATTCCTTTTTCTTTATCAAATTTATAATCTGCGTCTTTTAACCAAGGGTAACTTGCGACACCGACTGGAGTTGTAATACGTTCGTATTTTCTTTTACTTGCCATATTTTCTCCTATAATTAATGTATCTATATGTGTATCTAATTCACGAGTGTATATATTTAACTAAAAAAATACTTAGCTTTAGCTATTTCGTGAATATCCAATTTACCTTTTTCTGGTAAAGGTGGAATTTTGTGTCTCAGCTTTTCAGGTATCAAAGCTGTAATCTGGTCTTTAAAGTTTTCTAATGGATCCATCTCTGTATACATTTGTATAAATGCGGATCTAGCACACTTATTTAAAATATCCATATCACAAGGTAATGTTGCATAACTATCATGGACCATTCCAAAATCTTTTAAACCATTTTGTAAACAATGATCTATTGTTAAAAACATGTGCGTAGCGTCGAGCGAATGCACAAAATTGGGAGAAATCCCATTAGCCTGTTTACGTTTATTAATTTTATCTGTGTTAGACCTAATTCTTATTCGGCCCATCATTTTAGTTTTCACAATCATATCTTTTTGAGAATAATATGCTTGCTTAACTGGAAAGCCTAAAGGTGTAGTCCAGTGAACAGGTGTTTTAGTTGCTGCGCAAAGTCTTGCAACTTTTTGTAACCAATCCATAGCTTCACGTGCTTTAATAACTGTATTACCAATACTATCCCAAATAATATTTGCTAAAAATATATTAGCTTTAGGTCTATCGTTAAATGGAACTTTGTCTCCTTTTTCTTCTCTATCAGAAACATATTCATCTACAAATTCTACACAAGAGTATCTAGTGCCACCATACGGTAATACCATAACACTTCTTTTAGTAGCTTTACGATCAATTCCCCAGGCCAACCATTCTTTTGCAATTGGATCCGAAGATAATTGTAATTTAGCTTTAACTGTGTCAGCTACAACTTGATAAATATCTTGTGGTATTTCACCATCTGTTAAATTAACTGCTTTACCTCCAACTTCATCTCTAAGCACAGCTGAAAAATTTTGAAGTCCATTACAAGAACCATCAATATTGCATGGTAAACCAGACTCATAACCTAATCCATAACGCATCATATTTTCAAATTCAAATGTAGCTGCTAAGAATTGCCAGGGTTTATCTGCATGTTCCCAAAATGAACTTTGAAATGGATCTCGTGCTGAAGCAATAATTGCATCTTTATTTTGATGAACCCATTTTATTCTATCATTTAAAGAAATTTTATCTTGTCCATAAGTATTAGCTAATTGCAAACATAAATATTTTTCACCAATTTCACCTAAAGGTTTTTTATTTGAAAATAAATGTAAAGCTTTAGCTAAATCAGTTCCTTGTGGATTGAAATAACCAGTCACATAATAAAGTCTATCTCTAAAACAAAGCCTACCTACATGATGTATTCTTTCTTCATCAACAAATTTATTAGCAATATAAATTGTATTAGCTTCGGCCAGGCGTTTTGATCGAAGTTTTTGATTTTGTGTATATACAATAGTAGCTTCAGATTTCCATTTAGAAAAAGCTCTTAGCTCTTCTTCAGTTTTATTTTTATTTTTAATACTTGCTGGTTTGTTAGGTAAATCCATTAATTTAGAAGTAATTAAACCTCCACGATTTCTGGAGTCATCATTAAATACAGTTTTAGCTACATTTAATATTTCTTTATTAACTTTCCAAGGTGTGTCCTGTATCATATTTAATCCTTGGTACACTCCTGGCATATCAAAGTTTTTAAGCTCTTCTATATAAGTTCTATGACTAGTAATATTATTACCAGTGACCAAAAACATTGGTTCAATATGTTTACTTATATAACCTCCACCTATACTTGAGCGCCATTTTCGAGGCTTACAAACCATCGGATAAAATTCAGGGTCAAAAAATTGATTAAAGTCTCTAACATTTTTAATCCACTCTAAAGTTTTATCAGTTGCTGTTAGTACATTATAAGCTCGTTTTCTTTTAAATATCTTTTCAACCTGGACTAAGCCTGTTGCTTCAATAAATAAAGATATAAGTAATTCACCAACTAATAGCTTGTCTCGGACAGGCCATTTATCCCATTCAAATCCAGTTCTTTTTGAACTTAATAAAAGTTTCCACCTTCTATATTGATAATGATTAGACCTTTTGTCTAAATCTTTATTAACTTTATCAAATAAGGATTTATTATTTTCGCTAAAAGATTGAAAATAAAGTTCATCTTCAATTTTACTTCCAAGTGATATTGCTTGCGCTGTAAATTTTCTAACAGTTGTTACACTATCTATTATTTTTTTAGCTGCAATAACTGCAACTAATTTAGGGTCTAACTGGTCTAAGTATTTTTTAGCTACAAATTTTGGCCCTCTATTTGTTTCTTTTAAAAATGCATCAATAGTTGTTTCATACTTATCAATACTAGCTTTAAGCAACTTTTTGCCGTGAGTAGTCATACTTTCACGTTCTTTTTCGATTGCTTTGTCTTCTCTATTTAAAGTCCTTTTGCCGCCACGATTTCGCATTTCAGCTTCATTTTCGATTTCTTGCTCTACTTTTTTCTTATAGTCACTGATACTAGTCACCATTTTGCCTCCATAGTTGTATTAGTTACACTAATGAATACTTACATTTTAATACGATTGCTGCACAGCAATATACTGCTATACACCAGTGTAAATATCCATTAAGTGGATTTTAAGTCTGTTGGTATTACAAAAAACATCATAGAATAACAAACTTATTATTAAAATCCTATGACTTTTGCCACTTGGTCACCATTTAGGTCACTAGTATTTTCTAAAGCTTTACGAGCTTCAGTTTTATTTCGTGGAGCTAAATGAGCATATCTAAGTGTCATTTTAATTGTTTTGTGTCCCATTAATTCTTGTATCACAGTTATTCCAATACCTGCCTGTACTAATCTTGAAGCAAAAGTATGCCTAGTACAATGAAAAGTAAATTGTTTATCGTCCTGTAAACCTAATTTAATCTTAGCAAAATTCCAAGCTTTTCTTAAATGCTCATCAGATATATTTGCAAATGGGTATCTGCCTCTTCTTTTAAGTATTTTAAGAGCTCTATCTGTTAACTCAATATACCTTGGAAATGGAGCTTTAGCTTTAGTAGTCATAATAGTTAATACTCGGCCATCAATGTCTCGCTCCTGGTCTATTCTTTTAAGCTCAGATTTTCTACCACCACAATCATTACCAAATGCCACTAAATCAGCCACATCATGATAACCTTCAGAATATAAAGCTGCTAAAAATCTATTTTCTTCTTCTAATCTAAAATATCTTATTCTGCCCTGGCCTTCTATAAACCATTCTATTTCAGGTTTAGATTTAATATAGTTTCTTTTTTTAGCATGACTTAATATTTTTGATAACGCTGCTAGTTTACGATTACAAGTGCTGTCTGCATTACCATCTGATTTCCAGTCTTCTATTAAGTGGTCTATTAGCTCTTCATCAATAGTAGTTATTTTTCTGTGCACACCTACTTGAATAACTAAATTTTTAGCTGTTCTTAATCCATGTGGATCTTTCCATTTATGTTGCATTTGTGTAAATATTGCGTGAATGGATAAGTCTTTACGCGCTAAATCTAATTCTTTACAAATAAGCTGCCAACTTTTACCTTCTTTTAAACCTTTCTCGCAATGAGCTTCAGCTGCTTTAGCATCAGTTTCATCACCAAGTATCTGAGTTCTATGTCTTTTTCCATTGTGTGTAATATCTAATTGAAAACCTTTATTTCTTTGTCTATAAGCCATATAATTACCTTTCTAAATGTTTGGCCTCATGCTGAAATTGGTAGACAGTCACGACTTAAAATCGTGTGGGTTTTACCCGTCCGAGTTCGAGTCTCGGTGAGGCCACCAACCTCAACATTTATTTTTTACTTTACCCAAATATTTTCCAATGAATTATAAAACTGTTTACCTTTTGGTGTTAAGTAAACTAATTTACGTCTTCTTTCCATTGGGTCTTCTCTAGACGCTAATAAATTTGGACCTTTAACTTTTTTTCTAGTCCAATCAGTAAAGAAAGCTACATTACGGCTGCAGCTAGCTTGACTTACACCTAAAGTATTCATTAAATCAGCCATTGGTACTTTTTCTTTTTTATTCATAGCAATAGCTAAAAAGGTTTGCACTGTTTGAGCTTGAATTTCATTATCTAGTTTTCTAAACTCGCCCATAAACTCAAACATAGCTTGTCCCGGTATTTTGTGTATTATCGACTTCATTTTTACCCCTTTCGATTAGTTAAGTCGTTAATTAAAATTAAAAACAAACTTTTTTAACAAGCACGTGCGTCAGCGCTTACTCGCAAGCCTAAAGTTCTACCGTGTACTTTACCTTTATTGTGAAAAAACAAAGTAATAGCATAAAGCCAATATTTCGCATTACGAAATTTCCACACAAAGTATTTATGCATTGCCCTCCTCCTTATTTGTTATTTTACAAGCTTTTTGAACATTCATAAATTTATTTTCTAATTGTTCTAAAGTTTGTAATTTTAGCATTTTACAATATTTAAAATATTCGCATTGATCTAAACATTGCAAAAATTGATTGCATTTATTTTCGCACTCAAATTTTACGATAGCGCAGCCGTCATATTCACTATTCATTTGAACACCACGTCTTAATACATAGCTGCCATCAAAAGATTTTGTAATCTTTTTTAATTCTGTAATTGTGTCAGATTGTGATTTATTTCCTAAATGAGTTTTAAACGAATTACTAAATTTTCCTAAAATTAATACTTCACACATAATTTGCCTTTCTTAAGTTAAAATATTACGATATTTATCCTTGTTTGTAAACGTTGCACTAAAGAAATTATTACACACACAAACAGGGCAATTTATACTACCTGTAGATGTATTTATATAATGATTTCCTTTACATGTAGTACAAATGGTCTCTGTTTTTACTTCACCTTTACCCTCACAATCGTCACATTTTGCATGAACTTCTTCTTTAGCTAATGCATAATCTACTCTTGTAAAGCCATTTCCTTTGCAAGTTAGGCACTTACTTTTTGTTTTTTCCTGAGCCATTATAAAGCTCCCGGAAAATTAGCATAATAACAACTATCACTTAGAATACATAAAAACCAAGTCATAGCCCAAAAAAATCCAATAGTAGCTATTACACCTATTATTGAACCTATTGCTTTTAACATTTCCATAATTTTATTCTCCAATGTGTATTAAATGCATAAGTGTATAAATTAAGAGACAAGGAAACATTAAAGCTGCCTTGTAGGACAACTTGCTTCCTTGCCTCAACACACACTGTACATTTGTTAAATCGAAATTATTATTTAACAACGGTTTATTGCTGCCCACAATATTATTATTAACTAACAAAAGGAGCAATCCCTTGTGAGCATTAGGTAGTAATAATTTCATTTTGTTGCTACCGTAATTCATATTAATTTTTCTGTTGATATTTAATTAAATCAATAGAATGAGTTTTGCCTGCATGATAATTCATGTGAGTATGTTTTCCAGGCATCTCACAATTCAAAAGCCAAATATAATTTGGATTAAGCATTTTGAATAAGTCGCCTATTGCACTTTTATAATCATAAGCTTTTACATTAAACTTAAACTCTTCTTTATTGATTGTATGACCAAAGAACCTGTATTTAAGTAATCCTTTATCAATTCGATTACTAACTTTATTAAGCTCAACGGTTTTGATATGGTTATCACTCATACGTTTGCCTCCGTTTTAGTTTTGCTGATATTTATAGTTTTTTTATTTTTTAAAAGTATTTTGATAAATGTTTTAAAACTATTTAAAGGTAAATTTTCAATAGCTTGAATACCTTGTTTATATCGTTTTAAATCTTTATCTTTTTTTAATGCTTTTAAAAATAAAGCTCTTTTAGTTTTTATAAGTGTATCATTTGCCATAAGGTAATTAATACACTAATGAAAAGATTAAAAGAACCTATATGTGTCCCTAATTAGCCCGCCATATTGTCACGCCTGGACAGGTATTAATTTTGCTTAAGGTATACTGATATTGGTTTGAAATTAGTCTAGATTGAGTTTGCTTAAGGTATACTGTGAGTAAAAAAAAATAGCCTTAAGCTATATACAACCTAAGGCCATTCTTGATATAGTTCTAAACTTTCTTTTTGTGTTTGTTTTTTAGTTTTTGTTTGTATTCATTAAAGCCTGACAAAGCATCGCTATAATAAGTATAGAAATTTTCATCAAAAGAATAATCGTTTTCAAATTTCCATTCCAGTAAATACATATTTTCAGGCTTGCTTCCATCTGCAAAATGCACTTTAGAAATTTTGACATATTCGTCATTTATTTCAAATATTTTTTTGCATTCGCTCATTACTTGCCCTCCTTTAATGTTTCCTGGTGAAAGTCATAAGCATCAATGCTTGCCCTCTCATAGTCCTTTCCATCGTTCCTGTGCTCGTCTATAAGTTCAACCTCACAATGCTTCTCAATTATATCTATAATTAAATCTGGATTATTCATTCCAAATCTATCAAAGCTCGTTACATAGTCAGGTGTGTTTATTTGCGCTCCCTTTCGGTCCCATAAATAAAAAAGCAGATAATTTCCTGCCCTGTCTCTAACATAATTGACAATATCTCCCATATCGTTTTTATGATTGATTTTTACATCGTCAATTGCATGCACTTTAGTCAGTGCTTTTAAATCGTCTAATTTAATAAAAGACGAAATTGCGTATGATGTACTCATTTTGCTCCTTTTAAGTTTGCTTAAGGTATACTCAAGCAGATTTATTCATTTTAAATAAATCCTAAAGCCCACTTTAAAAATGGGCTTCAAGTCTTATTCAAAAAAGTGCTCGCCAATCAAAATTTGACCTGAGCAGATCCAATTAAATTGAGCATTAGTAATTGTTACTTTATCAATCTCAATAGCGTCTTTTGTGAGTTGTTTTGGAAGCTCATCAAAAGATTTATTGACAAAATGCCAATTGTGAATTGTGTCATCATTAATTAATTTGCTTGTGATTTTCTTTTCTTTAATGTGACGCGTTACTTCTATTTTACGAGGTGTAATAACCTTATAAATAGATTTCTCTTCAATCCCTGTTACAATATCTCCTACAACAAGTTTTTGTATATATGTACTATGTGCTTTTTTCATTGTGTTTGCCTTCCTGATTTATTCATTTTAAATAAATCTCAAAGCGCACTATAAAATGCGCTTTAAGTCTCATTTAAAAATCTGGGTCTATTATCCCAAAAGCGTCCAATATCGTGAATATAAAGAAGCCCACTGAGCTCACCCACGACAAAGTCATTAATAAATGATCGTTAAGAATTAAACCAATTACAAAACCAGTAATTGAAATAATCATAAAACTTAGACAAGCTAATATTCTCATTATTTGCCCTCCTTATCTCGACCCTGTATCTCATACATTATAGAGCACATTGAATTGTACCCTTTAACGAAGCCCTTCATCTCTTCAACATGACTAAATCTCCAAAGGTCATTTGAATATTGAGAATATTCCTGATTTATAGAATATTTATGAAAAGAGATTTTTGAGCCCTCTATTCCTTCATAACCATAATTGGCACCAAATTTGTCAATATTAGTTCTGAATTGTTTAAATTGATTTGCCCAGTAATATTTATTATCACCAGTCAACCTAATACAAACGCCTCTTTTATTTAAAAGAAATTCCTTTTCATTCCTTTCAGATATTAAAGAAGAAGAGTCTATATTTTTCCAATCTCCAGACAGGATTGAAGTTATTTCGTTAACTCTTGTCTGAAGCTTTTCTATTTGTTTAGTTTCCATTTTGCTCCTTTTTTGTTTCGATAATGTAATTAATACACATCTGAATAGATAATGACGCAATCCATTTAGGTCGTATTGTCACGCCCTGTACTTCATAATGATTATAAAGAGTAATTAAGAATATATTAAAAAAGACTCAAAATAGGCCTAAGGTCTACATCACAACCAATCTAAAATGTTGACCTGTGTCCTCCTGTGGAGCTCCGTTTTTGTCAGTTTTGATTGATTTTGAGGTTTTACTAGATTTGAAGTAATTAGAAGAGATTTAAAAAAATAGACTTTTAGATTGATTTGAAGTGAGATTGAATTGATTTGAATTAGACTTGAAATAGATTTGAAGTGAGATTGAATTGATTTGAAGAGATATAAAGTGAATTGATTTGAGTTGATATAGAGTAAGCTTTGAGTTCTTTTGAAGTTCTTTGAGTTCATTGCGCGTCCTCCTGTTCATACTAAGTTCAAAAAAACAGAAAACACCATACGAGAAAAGAAGAAGAAAAGAAAAGAAACAACAAAACCTGGCACCCAACCCACACAATAAAGAGCAATGGAGTTTTAATCCGTTGTTAAACCAGGCCAGGATTGAAAAGAAGAGAGATAAAGTCACCGAACGTGTGACCACGCGAGAAAAAAAGAGCCAGGCGTGCGCCCAAAAGTTAAGCGGGGTAACGCCCGGGTGGCGGGTATCGATAGCCCTCTCACATTTTTTTACCAAATATTTGCTACTTACACTTACAAAGCTTGACGCTTAGTTGAGCTAGCAGCCAATCCTTGATTGAACTTCTAGTCCATATCTCGGTCCATAAGTTGGCATAAGCTGTAACTCTTACTTCCTCATCTGCATCATCTAAAGAACAAGCATACTCTACGTGATGATTAAGTTCGTGCATCACTAAGTTTAAAGCTACTGGTCCTCCTTTGTCTATTATAGTCTTATCTAAGTATATAATAGCTGGTGGTCCAGCTGAGTAAGAACCTAATTGATCCCCTACATTTGTTGCTAGTATTGTATCTAGTTGTATAAACTCTATAGTTTGATACCCTATTATAGTTGATGTAGGTAATGTAATCTTAGTGTTATTCATAGTTCCTTTAGGTTACTTATAGTTAGACTTATAGTATACTTAGTATCTGACCCCCAAGGCACCATACCGATACGTGTACCTATTTAATTAGAGCTCCATAGAGCATCTAATCCACTTCTGTATAGGTTTAATAGCGTCTGGTGTTTGTTGTCAATCTGGGCTCAAATATGGGCCATTAAAGGCTATTATATCCAAGATGTCTTGCTTGATTTCTTGCCGACTGCATGTTCCATAAATCGATCTAATTCTATACTTAATCTTTCATTCTTAGCTGCTCTTTCTGCTAGTATAACATCTTGGCCTAAATAATTGGTCCAATACGCCACAGCCATAGCTAATACGTCTATTAAGTCATCATGTTTTAAACACGATCGATCTCTAGTCAATCTACTCATTTGATAGAATAGTTGATGCTGCATATCGAGCTCGTAGTCTTTCCTAATTAACTCTTGGTCAACTACAAGTCTATGCGAGTTAAATACTGGTTCTAAAGTATCTATAATTCTTTTTTCTTTTTGAACTGAACTTCTAGTTTCTTCAATAGTACACGGATGAATACGTGCTAATATTGGTTCTAATAATCTGTTAAACATTCCATCACCAAAGTTGCTTTCAATAGTGACATAAGACACATTTTGAGCTTTAGCTGCGTTTGCTAAATCTACTAAAGTCTTTTCTTCATAACCGCCTTCTAAAGAGCCAATATCAGTTAAATATAAAATACCATTTAACATCTTTACAATAGCATAAGCTGTTCTATCTGCACCTCTACCTGCTGGATCGATTGACATAACTCCTCCTTGAAAAGGAAAGTAATCACTTGATACATGCATTGGTGCTACATAGTAATCACCTTTTAATCCAACATTAGGTATTTCTGGATCTAAGGCTTTTATTTGATCTAAACTATTTGCCCATTGTATTTTACCTGGAGCTTCTTTCCAAGATGAAACTCCTGACATAATAATTAAGTCATTAAGTTTAAGTGGGTATTTATTTACATCAGATAAAGTTGTATCTAACATAAATTGTAATGAAAATCCTGAACGTCCATAAGACGCTTCTCTTTCCATTAAATCTACATCATCAAATCTATCTGGATCTAAAGCTTGACCAGGTTTAAACTTATCTTTTTCTTTTAAAATTTCTTTAGCTAACTTATGACCATAATTTAACAAAGCTTTACTTTCAGGAAACCTTGCAGGCCATATTTGAGTTTTAAATCCTCTTTCTTCTAACTGATTATAAATAGATAATTCTGTTTGTGGTGTTCCCAAAAATACAATTCTACCTACTTCAGGTTTAATAATAGAGTCAAATTCTTTAATTGTTTCTGATAGTCTATCTCTCATTAATTGTGTTTGAGAGTTGTTAGCTGACTCAACGTCATCAGCAATAATTAAATCTGCTCTAGAACCTGTAAGTTGACTGGTAATACCCATTGATTTACAACTAGGTGCATGTGATGCTCTAGCAGGACCAACGTCAAATGATACTTTACTTGACCTTTGATCGTCATTAGGTTTTAAATGTTCTAATATCGGCAGCTCATGAATTAATCTTTGAGTAAACGTTGAGAAGTCATCTGCTCTAGTTTTAGACGCAGAGACAACTAAAATATTTTTTTGAGGATCCATTAACCAATTCCAACAAGCAAATGCTGAAGTAATCCAGGATTTACCTGCACCTCTAAAAGCTTGAATACAAGCACGCTTAGGACCATATTGTAAATAGTCCGCCATTTGATATTGTATTTTAGTTGGCGGTGGTAATTGTAAATGTTTCCAAGCTAAATATAAAAAATTCTTAAAAATTTTTAACTTAGCCGGGACCATTATAATTTCCTATCTTCGTTATCAAAAGGTAATTCACTAACAATATCTATATCGTTATTTGATTGAATACCTGTGCCGTAGGTTTTACAAACATCTAAACAAACTTTCATTTCTGATGCTGTTAGGTCTTCACCTGATTTTAATTTTGTATGCGCTTGAGCTATAAGCATATCTACTATTTCATTTGCTTTTTCTTTAGTAGTTAGCTCTTTTGGTTTAGTAGGTTTTTGTTCTTCTAAATCAAATTTAACTTCATCTTCAAATGTTAAATCTACTGACTTTTCATCACTCATAATTTATTCTAATATAAGAGACGTAATTTTTTTTTCGCCCATATATATTTCTATGTTTGCTTTAGATTGTATACATTTGTAAACAACTCTATCTCCAGGGTTTTTGTCTTTCATAGCGTAACGTTTAGCTTTAAGGCATTTTGATAATGACTCGTGATAACGGTGTTCTATAATTTTGTGATCTTGTAAAAGTAAAAGTGCAAATACCATTTCTATCATTAGTGACCGTTCCCATTTCTAATTAATGTTTCTATATCAACCTGTAGTTTTGATACTTGTTCTTTTAAAAAATCTATATTAATTTTATTATTTCTCATTCCTTTTAGCTCTTCATCCATAGACTCAATTAAACCCGACATGTGTTCTACAAGCATAAATAATTCGGCCTCACCGCTTGATTGGCCTAATTCACCTCTAGGGTATTTAATTCTAAATTCTGAGTTAGCTGCTAAATCTTTTTCCATTAGCTCTAACTTTGTTGAATGTTTGTTAAGTGTTTCTACTACACCAAAATATGCCCATACTCCTACTGCAACAGCAATAACTATGCTAATTAGATTTTTCATTGGCATACTTACAGAAGTATTTTCACTTATTTTCATTTACGTTTTTTCTTTTTTGGGCACTCTTTTTCTTTGCAATTTGGAAATTGAAAAGTTAAAACGTCAACTACTTTTTCGTTAAGTGAGTCTATCCAACCAAAAAACTTTAAACATATTTTATCTATAATGTTCATTTTTTACCTTTAAATATTTGTGTTCCTTTAATCCCATAGATACTAGCTACAACTAAAATCCATAAGTTAGTAAACCATGATGGAAGTTGTTGAAATTGTTCAAAAAACTCTTTTATTTTTTGAGATGCATTTGGGTCATCACTAAAAACACCGTATGCAATTACTAAAATTGGCAAAGTGAGAATTATCAAAACTGCTTCGTCTTTCCAGTCTGATTGTCTTGCTTCTAATAATTTACCAGAATATTCTAATTCTCCATTGGCCATTTTTTCAGCATGTTTTGCTTGAGCATTTGCCATCATCATTTTAGTTTCTTGTTTCTTTTTATAAATATGACTTCCAGCATTTAATGCTAATTTTATTGCGCTAAACCACATTACACACTCCTCATAGTTTCTGCTAAAGACTCACATCTTGTTGTGGTCTGTTTATGCCATGCGCTGTCAATCATTTCGTCAGCGGCTTTGTTCCAGTCTTGATTTCTTATACCTTCCCACATTTTTTTAAATTTCATAACTCGTGGTTTTCCAAGCTGAAAGCACATTTCCGTAATTATACCTAAAACAGTTTCTGGTACATCTAATCCTTCAAGTAAGTTTTGTGCAGATGTAAGAGCAATTTGAAAATCTTTATCAAACAAAATATCAAGCTCTTCTTTACTATACTCAACACCTTCAATAAAGTTATCGGTAGGTAATACCAAATGACCATAACCAATTGTAGCAAAACCCAAACTATCGGAATAGACAGAACGCCTAAACCCTTCATGTTGTTTAATTCTTTCTTTAAGTGTTGTATGCATAATTTTTTTGTCCTTCTAATTACAGTAAAAATAAAATTACAGACCAAACAACAAATAAGCCGAATGCAAATTTGTTTGTGTCTGCCCAATATATTTTTGCTTTATTTTTCCATGTAGTCAGTGTGTCGCCATATATTATCATGTTGGTTCCCCTTTTTTAAGTTCTGTTTGTTCTACGCAAATAAATTTAATATAAAATTTATTCTTATTAACTTCTTCTTTGCCTATGTCTGTTATTTTAAGAATACTTTGTTCATTTCCTGCAATCATACAAGAGTAACCGTCATCAAATAACTCTGGGTATTTATAAGGTGGAAGGCAGCTATTAGCTAACCCAGAACATAAAATTAAATTAAGAACAAAATTCATTTTTTGTGTTGTCTCCTTTTGTGTTTATTCATAGAAGACCATTTAATTCGTGAAGGATTTTTTGATATGCTAGTTTTTTTAAATCTTGATCGTGTTTCGTGAGCCTCTTTAGTTAAAAGGCTATTTTTCTTTTTAGCCATTAAGGTAAGCCACGCTCAAATTCGTCTTCTTCTTCTACTTCTTCAATTTTGTTTTTAACTTTTTGTAAACTATCTGAAGCTTCTGCTAATTTATCTTCAGCATCTTCAATTAGTTCTGAAAGTGATTTTTCTTTTTTAAGTGCCATCGAATGAAAAGTAACCTATTAAAGCAGCTATAAAACTACCAATTAATATTAATGCAGAAACTGCACCTTTACCTTTCGAAACGTCTTGTCTTAAACTTTTAACTTCTTTTTTTAATTCATTAATATTTTCATTTAGTATTTTCATGCGTTCAGCACAAATACGTTCGTGAGAAGAAAGTCTTACTCCTGCTGATACTTCAGCAAATTGTTTTGGAGTAATCTTTTTCTTAGCCATTAATAACCAAACCTAGTCGCATATCTGTCATAGATAGAATCACTATCTGCTTGTGAAATAACTCCATCATACCACCAAGCTACACCTATTGTATGTGATGAAGCATTGTCATCATAAGGATCGCCAAATATTCCAAATTGACCTGCACTATGTCCATTAATAGTACCACCACCTGAAGCAAGTGAAGTTTCAAAAGTTGATTTATTAAGTGATGTGGAAACTAATCCATTTGAAGCAATACGAATTACATAATACCAAAAATCACTAGCATAACCACTTACTCCTGTTATGTAATTAGCCATATCAGAACTATTGTATTTACTTGTAGTCCAAGTGTCTGTACCACTTACATCTTTACCAAAATTAAAGTTATAAGCTGTTCCACTAATACCATCTCTTACAAAGAAGTGATTATTTGTTGAAGTATCTCCATAATAAATAACTCCTTTATTGGTATTACCGTCTAGTTTAACCCAACAACCCATTGAGATTTCACTTTTTGAACCTATTAATCCTGATGCTCTAACATTTGTTGTAGAACTTCCTATAATAACTCCACCATTTGCAGAATTGTATGATGCATTTCCAAGAGGTAAATCTTTATTTCTACTTGTTAAATCTTGTAGTGTTGAAGTGCCATCATAAGATTTGCCTGAAGCAAAATCAAAGAAAGCTAAAGTATTTGAATTATTTTCTAACCTAGCTTTAGTTATATAACTGAATGACCTATCAACAGTTTTGCCACTTGCTGTTGCTCTTAAATCAAAATTATTTGTTGTATCTGAAGTAACATCTGTTGGGTCACCTGAAATAACACCTGTAGAACTATTTAAAGATAAACCTGCTAAAGAACCTGATTGTAAAGTGTAAGCTATTGTATCACTATCTGCATCACTTGCAGCTACTGTAAAATGGTTTCCTGTTGCATTATCAATAATTGAACCTAAACTACCTGCGTTTGTAGTCCAAGTTGGCGAAGTATCAACACTAATTAATCCACTAGCACTTGTGCCTTGTACTCCACTTGTTGAAGCAAATTTAATTTTATAAGGTTCTTGTGCATTTAAAAATGATGCTTTAGGTGCAACTGCTGTAACTTGTGTTGCACTATTATATGTTGTCGTTGCCGCATTAAAATTTGCACCTGAATTTCCTACAAAAGTAATTGTTCCACCACTAGAAAAATTTGTTCCTGTTACAACAACAGTTTGGTTTCCACCTGCACCACTATCTACTTCTGAAACATCAACACTTGCAACTGTTGGTGTTGGTTCTAATGTTGAAAAATTACCTGAATTATTCCTACCCTCAAAATATCCAGTTGTAGTATTATATCTCCATTGACCAGTAGTAGACCCTCGTTGTGCAGTTGTACCTACAGCAACTTTAGTACCTTCAGTACCAGTATCACTTATGTTTTCAAATGATACATTAACATCTGAACTAGCGATTTTACCACCACTAACTGCTCCTGCTATATCTGCGAAGTCTCTTGCTTTTGTCATAATTATTTATTTTCTCCTTTTATCTCGCTGTACATGGTACGTTGTTTGTTCCTCCCACTAATGGTTGTCCTACTGCATAATAAACCATTAAATTTGCATTTGCATTGGTTTGATTGCCAGTATTTTTTAAACGAAAACCATTTGAAAATATATCTACTTCTGTAATGTCACTTTCAGCATGATCTAGGTCCATTAATAATTTTTCATTACCTGCTGTATTGTAACCATTTCTTTTGTTGTCATAAATAACCCATTCTTGAGATGCATCTCTATTCTTGATAAGTATAAAACTTGGCTTAAACCCACAGTAAATAAATGGGTATTTTTCATTTGCAGAAGCTCCACTCATACCAACATAACCACCTATTTGTGAATAGCCAACTTTTGAAGCAAAACAATACATCATATAATTATCACTCTGATTAACTCCAGTATCATTTCCTAAAGTTACAACTGAACTTGTAGGTGCAGTATCATTAAAGTAACCTGTTCCTGATGCTCTTGCATTACTTCTGTCTGTTTTCATGTGATAAGTAGCTCCATTTTCTTTATGATAAACTACCATACCATCATGGTTACCTATTCTTTTGATCCATATCATTTCAGGAACAACACCTAATCCATGCCCAACTGTTGCACCTGATGTAGAATTTCCAGCATATTTTGAAATTGAAAAACCTGCTGCAGAATTAACAGAAGTTGATGCAGTATTAATTGTTCCATCTGTATTTGAAGAACCTGCTGCATTACCAGCTTTCCAACACCAAGCTACTCCGGTTGCTCCAGAAACATTTGCATCATCTCCAGAGTTTAAAGTAAAACCATCTGTGCCAAATGCTTCAAAAGCAGAATTTGTACCATTACCACCTTGTGCATTAGTTAAGTTAGGATATAAATAACGACCAACTCCACGAGCAACATCATATAATAAATGATTTGCCGCACCATTTCGTTTTTTGGTCCACACCATATCGGGTTGAAATCCTAATCCTGTAATTGCTTGTGTAGAATTGTTCCCAGTTATAAGTATATTATTTTGATGTGTTGAAGATTTATTTGTAAAACAATAAGCCATATTATGTATTTAATCCTTTCGTACAAAGTGCTGTAAAATTTGCTGGAACATCATATTCAAATATTCCATTTCCTGATGCATTAGTTCCTGCGCTAGATACTGCAGTAGAACCAAAATATCCATTCCCAAAGTTAAATTGATAAATAGGTGCGCCTCCACTACCTGCTTCATAAACAGAACCTCCAGGTACATAACAACTAAAAGATGAAGAAACACTTATAGCACCTGTTCCAGTAGAACCTGAAGTAGGATCTCCTGAATTTTGCCATGTGCCATTTTTACCAAAATATAATTTTAAATTATCCATATCAAAAGCTACTGAAATTATGTCGTTAGCTGCCCAAGTATTTCCATAAGTAGAAGCACCTGCAGGTACATTTTTTCTTCCATCATGCATATAAGCATAACCTGAACTTTTATTTCCTATATAATCATCAGCATCAAAAGCATCTGGTGATATAATTCCTATTTGTGGAAAGTCACCTCCTGAATGAACTGTTGGTTTAAACTCCCAGTAATATTTACCTTTTGTTATTCCCAATGATCCCATAAACATTCTCCAGTTAGAAGTTGAACATTTAAAAGAATTGTTTGCATTTTCAAAACTACAGTCACCTGCCATTGGCATATTTGTATTTAAAACACAATAATTATTATCTGGATTATCTTCTGATTTTGTAAGTGTGCCTGAACCTAAAGTTAAATTGTTTCCTTGACCACTTCTATCTGTTAATGCCGCATCATTTTTTAAAACAAAGAAACCGTTAGTTCCATAAGATACACTTGGAGCAGTTTTTATTTTCCACTCACCAGTATCTGTATCTGTTTCGCCATAGCTACTTGCAGGATAACAATAACCATCTGTAACATGAAGATGTGATATAATACACGGATTACAAATAGTTGAACCTTCTCTTAAAGAACCAACTAATTGAGTAATATCTGTTCCAAAGAAATTATATGTTCCATTTTGTGATGGTTGGCTATTTGTTGCCATACTTGTTTCTTGAACCCCATTAACCCATATTTTTATTCTGTCATTTGCTGTGCTTTGACTGCTGTCAAACTCAATACATAAATGGTAAAATGCACATGGATCTTTTAATAATCTATTTGTTTCTACTTGAAAACTATAACTACCATCATAATACCCTACTTGTATTTTATCATCAGATGTTATAAATATTCCTCTTAAATTTGCAGTAGTATCAGATTTTGATGAACAATATACTGGTTGAGATATACTTGTACCAACACCACCTAATTTAACCCAAGCAGAAGCACCCCATTTAGTTTGGCTTCCTGCTGATGATATAGTTCGTTTAAGTTCTGTTGTTGCCATAATTAATTAAATTGTCCTCCACCTGATGCGCCAAAGCTAGAAGATAAACTAAAACTTCTGTCTGCTGTTTGATTTTCGGCATCTGTTATTCTGATTGTAAAATTATATGTTGTAGGTGTCGTTGATGCACCACCGAAATCGGTAGTAGTCAATGCACCTGTTGATGTATTTAAAGTCACTCCTGCGCCACTTAAATTAGAAGTAGTTTCAGAGTATGCTATTGTGCTGTCTGATGAACCTGCAATTGTTGCAAGTGTACCAGAAAAATTTCCTTGGAATGTTCCTAATGAACCTGCTGATGTACTAAATGTTGGTGCTACAGAAGCAGTAATAATATTATTTGTGCTTCTGCCTGCATTACCATCAGGATTTTCAATTCTGACATAATAGTTTCCTGTAGCTACAGTACAATTAACTGAAAGTGATGTTGCACTTGTAAATGAAACTGTATTTGCTCTAGTCACAGCACCAGTAGAACCATTAACAAAGTCTACTTGTGGTATTGATACAAAGTTTGTACCTGTAATTGTAATAGTTGTAGCTGTTGCAGGTGCTATTGTTTGTGAAACATCTGCTACTGTTGGTTTAGTTTCTCCAACTGATACACTTCCACCTAAAGCTACTGCTGAACCATTAATAGTAATACTTGAATTTGCTAATTTAGCATTTGCAATTGAACCTGCTAATTTATCATTAGAGATCGAACCTGCTAGTTTAGCATTTGTAATACTTGGTAATCTGTCTATGTTAATTGTTCCTGCATTAATAGCTGAACCATTAACTGCAGCTACATTAAACGTACCATACCCAACTACATCTAAAATATCTCCTGCAGCTGCGCCACTTGCGAGTACTACAGAAGTACCAGAAGTAATTGTTATATCTGCTCCGGATAAACGCACTCCATTAAGATACACATCCGCAAATCCTGCGTCGTAAGCCAATGTATTTCCAGCTGTGTCTGCACCAGTAAATGTAGTTTGATTTGCTGTTGCTGTATAATTAAATCTTGCTGAAGTTCCGTTTACTGTAGAACCAGCAGCTGCCCATCCACTTGATTTGTAAACTTTTAATTCATTAGCTGTTGAGTCAAAATATAAATCTCCAATATCATTTGAAGAAGTTGGTGCAGAACTTGCAATTCTATATCTATCAGCAAAACTATTAACTCCAGTAATATTAGTTGCAACAGTTCCAATATTTGTGTTTGCACCTGCAACTGTATTAATATTTGTGTTATTACCGGCTACTGTATTAATATTTGCAGAATTTGAATTTACTGCATTTATATTTGTTGAATTATTATTTACAGCTGTTACTGCTGCACTAATTCCTGCAACTGATGTAACATTTGATGAAATTCCAGCTACCGTATTAATATTTGTATTATTTCCAGCAACAGTATTAATGTTACTTGAATTTGAATTAACTGCGTTTATATTTGTAGAATTACCAGCTACTGAATTAACATTTGATATACTTCCTGCTACTGTATTAACATTAGCTATATCAGCTCCAACTGTATTTACATTTGTAATTGCGCCTGCAACTACATCTATTTCTGAACTTGTTTCGTTTAAATCATCTGCAACTGTTTCAATTTCTGAAACGGCTTCTGCTAAATCATTTGCTACAGCTACAACTTTTGTAATATCTCCAGCTACAGTATTAACTGAGCCAATATTTGTAGCTACGGTGTTAATATTTGTAGCATTAGAAACTGCTGAATTTATATTTGATGCATTAGAATTAACTGCATTAATATTTGATATATTTGAATTAACTGAATTTAAAGTAGCTTTGTCTGTAGCTGATAACCAAGTATTTTCAATATAATGTTTTGTAGCTGCGTCTTGTGCTGAAGTTGGGTTTGCAACATTTGTAATTCTTTTATTAAGCGCATCAAATTGAAAGTTAGCCGTACTTTGACCCATTTTAGTTCCAATAGTATCAAGACCTTCTTGTCCCATAAAGAAAGCTTGTTTACTATCTGTATCTAAATCTTCTTCTTTTAATACTGAACCTGCTACGTAATCTGTTAATCTTGTTGCTTGTGATGTAGTTCTTGTAAATCTAATTGCTGCTCCACTTGCTGGCGCTGATCCAAGAGTTGCTGTAGCTCCTCCATTGCTTAAAGTAAATGATGTAGATACACCATTAACTGTACACGCAATATGTGATGCGTCTAAATAATCAAATGTGATCGAAAAGGCAGTTGTGCTGCCATTACCTGTGTACTCTAAATATGAATTAGCCATGCATTAATATAATAAAATCTTCTCCAAATCTTGTTTATTTTTATCTAAACGTGACCCCGATTTTGATTTTAAAAGTTGTCCTTTAAGTTGTTCTGTTTCTTTAATTGCTGTTTTAACTTCAGGGTATTTTTTAAGCATCTCAGCGTAGGCTTTGTCTACAAAAGCTTTATGCCAAGCTTTAATTAACATTTGCTTACTACCTATAAAATTTTCATCCCCTGTAGTTCTTGCATCCCATGAAGGCCCTGACATTTTTAACTCTAAGTATTTATCAATAGTTAAACCATTTAACTTAACTTTACCTATTTGTTCTTGCCAGTAATCATAAGCTGACTGCTTACCATTTGTTTCGTTTCTTTTATTTTTATAGTCTCTTAAATCTATAATTTTATTTTTAATAGGTTTTGGTGGTTGCAAAGATATTTTTAAAGATGCTATTTCTAATAATACTTTATTATCAATTTCATCTTTAGCATTCCAAGCTTCTACCTCAGACTTTAAACCAAGACCCCAAGGCCCCATAAAATACGAACCCCAACCATCTAAGTTGTTGTAAAACCCAGTTGTTTTCTTATTTATAAGTTTGCCAAATGCGTCTCTTTTTTGTTCTAAACTATCAGTCCAAGGTGTTTTACTTAAAATTTTATCTATCCAATCTCTTGTTTCGTAAACTGTTGTGTCTTTACCTTTTATAAATGGAATAGATTGATTTCTAAATGAAGCATAAGGTATAAAATTACCTATAATATTACCTGCTAACTTTTCTGCATTTTCTGGTGTAGCGTCGCCAACAAATTCAAATACTTCAGCTATACCTCTAGTATAAGACTTATCACCTACGCCTTTCATAACAGATAAAATTGCAGCTAATGCTACGCTGTGTTTAGTTTGCTCATCAATATTTCTGTCGTTTTCAACTAAATCAGCTACAACACCTAGCATAAAAAATCTAGGATCAAGTCTATTGTAAGCTTGATATTCGTATTTACCATTACCTAAATCAACTAAAACTGAATAAGGTTGCCATCCAGTTTTTCTCCAAATATTTTTAATGTTTCTATCACTTGGACCATCACCTGTTAATTTTGGTAATTTTGCAATAACTTCACCTTTGTCGTTTTTAATTTCAACAAAACTCGTTGCTAAATCATAAGCATAAAATGTTGCTGAAATACCAAACAATTGACGTCCTATAACTTCTGCTCTAGCTCTTGGATCACCTGATTTCCATAAGTCTCTTACTTGCTTTGTAAATAAACCTAAGCCTGGTACTCGCGTTCCGTAATGTCTAAATAAATTTGTTGGTGTTCTAATAAATGGCGCCATAAATCTTAATTGCGGAACTCTATTAAAAAAGTTTTCAATTGCTGATCCAATATTAAACCACGAGCCATCTTTAAGTGGATTTGTAAATGTTGAAACTCTAGCAAAATTAACTGCGTCTTTTACCATTGGTATTTCTACATTAGCTTTACCATTTGGTAATAAACCATTTTCCATTATGTTTTTAATATTTTTGTGACCTTCTTTAGAATTAATTTTATAACCTTTTTCTAAACTGTTATTAACTGCATTAGCGTAAAGTCTACTATTAAAGTTTATTTGTTTTAACATTTCGTCACCTGTTAAAAGTAATCTTGAGGGTAGTTCTAAAAAGTTTCCTATCCAATCTACTAAGGTTCCAACTTTTCCATTAAATCCTAAATTAGATGCTGAAATTGGTCTTATAGCTTTCCCGCCAACAATTTGTAAGTTATCTTGAGTTCTCATTAAAGGATCTAATACAGCATCACCTTGTCTAAAAGCTAAAGCTGTCATTTTCCAAGTTTGTTGAAAATTCATAATCATACCTTTATATTGAGCAAAGCCTAATCTAACTGATTTTAAATCTGCTCTTAAAGCACCACCACCAATAATTTCTAATGGTCTGTAAGCTATTTCAAATAAACCTGAACTAAAGTTAACTGCATTTGTCCAAAAACCTGATAGTAAAGAGTTAATATAAAGACTGTTTGCAACTTCAACTATTTTTTGTCCTTTAGTTTTTGCTAAAGCATCTAAAATTTCTTCTGGCTTTTTCATGTTAGCAACTTTGTTTGCCATTGCTGCAGCATCACCTGAAAAATCTATTATAATATCTGATAAATCTGTAACATCAATTACTTGACCTGTTTTAGAAACTTTTGCTCTACCTGCTTGTGTAGTTCTTGCAGCTCCTCTAACTTGTTTTTTTAAAGAGATAACAGTTTCTCGAATTACTTGTGCATTTAAAGCTACTTCTTCTAAGGCATGTTTAGACCAATTTTTTCTATCTTTACCAAATTGTTTAGAATATTTAATTGACACAGTTCTAAATTGTGCAGCTAAATCCTGTAAAACTATTTTAGTTGCAAGCATACGTATTGTTGCTTGATCCGCTTCTTGCGAAATTTTAGGTAAAGCTTTTAAAAAAGTTTCTGGTTCATCTGCTGTTAACTTAGCTAAATCTTTTGCAATTGAGTTTTTTAATACATCATCTTTTAAATAAGTCTTTAATACATCATCAAAATTTTCTGCTATTTGATTTATTGTATGCAAAACATGTCTGCCAGACGCAAAAGACTTTGTATTTAAAATACTTTTTAAAAAAGACTCTGCATCTTTAGCTGCTGTTTTCTTTTTAATTTTAATATCTTTAGCAGCTTTTTTAACGTTAATAGCTTTGTTATCTTTGAGTTCTACTTTAGTTATCTTATTAGTTAATTTTTGGATTTTCTTAGTTAACTTATCAATTTCAACTTTATCAGTTTCATCTGCTAATTGTTTTGAAGCTTTAATTAATTCATCTCTAGTTTTAACTATTTTTCTAATTTCTTGTTTTGCTGTAATTGCTTCGCCAGCTTCTTTATATATACTTTCTTTTTCTTTAATATTTTTGGTTGCTTTAGCTTTTTTAAATGCTCTAAATGCAATAAATGCTTCTGCAGCAATTCCAGGTATTGCGCCTTCTAATACATTTTTTAATGCTGCTTCGTTTGCTGTATCGTCTGGATCTGAAGCTAAATAATTGGTAACTTTATTATTTAATAATGGTGAGTCAAATTCAATTAACCAGTCTGACAATCTACCTTCATTTGGGTCCCAAACTGTAGCATCTGCAATAGCTCCTGTAGTTACACCTCTTACAACTGTTTTAGCTATAGTTCCTTCTAAACCAGCTGCTCTTAAAAATTTTGATGGACCAATTATACCAAATATAAATCTAGCAACTCTTTCAGTCATATCCCCTTGCCAAGTTTCAGCTTTGTGAAAATGCGGCATTTGTCTGTCGTTTACTGAAAAATCTTTTTTTTCCTGATCCGTCATTAATCTAGGAACAAAATCATTCCATTCCCATTTTTCATTACCCCAAGTTTCAAAATGAAGACCACCAATATTTTCAGTTTTAGCAAAGTCTGGTGCATTTCTTTCTAAAAAATCTCCAGTATATTCAATAAAGTTAAGCCCAGCTTCTGGTATTGATAGAGCCATATCTTTACTAATATCCCACCAATTTGGATTTTCTTTAGTAACGTTTTTAACTAAGCCATCATCTTTGGGTATAATAACACCTTCTTCATTTTTTAAACTTTCTAAAATATCTAAGGTTTCTTGATCTAAGGTTGCCATTAACTACCGCCTTTTTCTGCTTTTAATATTTTTAAATAATTAGAAAGAAAATCAACAACACCTTGTTCTGTGTCCGGATAACCATTAAGTTTAGCTAACGAATACCAAGTTTTATTTGTTTCTCGATCAGTAATACCTACTTCAGTAAAGTTTACAAGTGCTTCGCCAATAACAGTTATTTCTCTTTGAATATTAAATTTATTTTTTCCAGGTGCATATAAAGATACATTTTTAATTTGTGCATTTTCATATTTATTAACTATGTCTTGTCTTAATTCTACTAAGTATTGTTTCTTTTCAAGTAGCGTAGCATTATCATTTAATTTTAACCATTCTCTTGCACGCTGTTCATATTCGTCAGCTGACGCATCTGCTAGTTGTTTACCTTCAGTTCCACCTTTACTTTTAAGTGGATCCCAAAAACTTAATCTTAATGTTTTTTCTTCTTGGTCATACCATTCAACTACATCATTATCTTCTGCTACTTTATTTACAGCGTTGTCATGTTGTATTTGTTCTACTACTAATTTTTGTTTTAAATCATTAATTTCTTCTACATTTTTACCAGTAACTACCATTGAACCATTAGCTCTTTTAAAATTAATTAATTCATCTACTAGTTCAATAGCTGTCTCGTAATCAGAACTTGCATCACCTTTAATAGTTAATGCTGCAATTTTATTTTTGTAAGCTTGAATAACTGAACCATTAAAATCTTCTTTAGTTAAAAATCTACTTAAATTAGTTTTAACATCTAATTCTGCTATTTTAGCTTTAACATCTCCATTGCCAATAGTAGCTTCAATAATTTCAATAACGTTATTTTTACCTTTAGTTTTTAATTTGGTAGCATTAGCTTGTGCATAGCTTGCACCTAAGTTAGCATTAGTACCTTTAATAAAGCCTTCTAAACCTTTTAAATAAAAATTAGATTGATTTTTGTTTGCTTCTAAATATTTAGAGTCAAACTCTGAGGACCAGGCTTGAAATAATGAGCCATCAAAATCATCATTTTCTACATTTTCTGCCCACCATTCATTATAAGCAATCGCTTTTGAAGTTTGAAATTCTGCCCCTGCATTTTGTCCTTTAATATTATCGTATACTGAAATCCAAAATTCTGATTGAGTTCCATCTAATTTACCGCTATCAACACCTTCTTGATAAGATTTTAAGTTATCTAATCTTGCAGCTTTTTCTGCTTCTTGTGTTGTTTTTTCTGTAATTTTTTCACCTTTAGCTCTGGCTAATGTATCAAAACCTTTAGCAAAAGTATTTAATCCATCAACTAAAGCTGCAGCTTCGCTGTCTGAAGAAACTCTTTGTGAGCCTATAAAACCTGATTGATATTTAATAGCCATTATGTTTGTCCGTAATAACCGCTTTCATATTTACCGTAACTATCCGCACCGGCACCAGCGATTTTAAGAGCCATAGCAGTTTTACTTGGCATGACAGGTTGTTTAAGAGATGCATAAGATTTTTCCATAGCTTTATAAGCATCACTGTAACCAAATATTGTTTGAGTATTTATATCTTCAACTGCTGCTTTCTGATTTAAGAACTCAGATTGGTACTCGTAACCAATGTCTCTTAACACAGCATTAATATTTGCATTACCTTTTTCAAGTCCTGCTAAATAACCTTCGCTTTGTTTTTTAATTAATTCTGTTTCTTTTTCTTCTTTAGCTATAGCAATTTCTTTTTCTTTTTGTTGTTGTTCAATATCTAACTTGCCTAAGTCTGACAAATAAGCTATTTGAGATGACTTTCTAGCTTTATCGTTATTTTCTTTTTGTAAACGATACCTATCTTTAGCGTCGTCATATTCAGCTTTTGCTGATATTGTTTGAATAGCAAAGTTAGTTACTGCTAAGGCTGTTGGATTACACATTATTATTTTTTCTTTCCCTTGATATTAATATAAAATTTTTATTTTTAAGTCCGATTTTAACTTTTTTAATTGCTTTAAAACCACATAGTTGCAACCATTTTAAAGACAACCAGTTTTTTTCATAAACATAATTATAAATAACTTCATAGTCTTGTTGCAATATGTCTAACCAATACTTACTTTCTGTATAAAAACGTCTTGGAAATTTTTTAAGTTCTTCAGAACAAAGCAACCAAATAACTCCATGACCTTTAGTTTTTAAACAATCACTTACACCAAACATTGCATAAACATAACCATCGTCATCTACAATTGAATAATTAATATTGTTAGGTGTTTGAAACGCCGACATTAAAGCAGCTAAAGGTATTGTATTATGCGAATATTTAATTTCTAATTTATCTAATTTTCTTACATGCTGCGCTAATACTATTGCGTCTTCTAGTATAGCTTTGCGAACAAACGGTACTGCATTATGCACGTGCAGATCTTCTGTAATAAAACCCTTCCATTTCTGCACCTACAATATTAGCTGGTAAATAAGAAGAAGTTTTTAATGTTACAGAGTGTTGTGTATTTTGTGCTTGTACAGGTATTCTAAATGTACCTGTTGTAATAACTGGATTACCAATAATAGAAGTTGAGTTATCAATAATATATCCATTAAATGAATAAGTTTTATCTGT